GCATTTCAGGGATATTGGTTTTATATTGAACAATTTATTGATAAAATGAATAAAGTATTTGAATTTGGTGATGATTGGGGAATGTATATTCCTGAAGTAAAATATGTCTCTGCAGAGCCTTTAGTTAATTATAATGATTTAAGTCTTACAATATATGATAATGTTTATTTTGCTGGGGACGCATTGTCAGCAAGAGGAATAACAGTAGCAGGTAGTCAAGGTATTTATATTGCTGAAGGTATTTTAAGAAAAATGTAAGTATTTAATTTCTGGTGATATTTATAATTATGAAATATTATAATGAAACTATCACAACTTAAACAAATTATTAAAGAGGAAGTTAATAAAATTTTAAAAGAAGCCTCTATTAATGATAAGGGAGAACTTGAAGATTTTAATTATAATCTTACTTTACCCCAAGAGCAACATTTATTAAAAATAAACCAAATGTCTTTACAACAAGTTTTAGACAGACTAAATAATTTAGGATTTAATCCAGATAATCTACCACCACAATATGAATTATCAATTCATGATGATAAATTAGCATATGACGCTGAAAATCATAAATGGGTAGATGGATCATTATATTAATAACGATTTAGCATTAGCTGATTACCCAAATGTACATTTTGTAGGAGATGCTTTAAGTGCTCGTGGTATTACAGTTAGTGGTGCACAAGGAATTTATGTAGCTGAATATTTACTTTCCTAAAATTTAATCATATTTATAAATAAATACTTTGTACATGAATAAACTTACCCAATTAGTTAGAGAAATTGTAGATGCTCACTTAAACGAAGAAATGGCTTTTGAAGCATCAAATCAAGGCCGTCTTGGTAGGGGTTTAGGAGTAGATGCTGAAAAAGCATCCAAAATTAAACAACTATATCCTAAAGAACACATCATACATAAAATAATTGATGCTATAGAAAACCCAGGAGATAAAATAATTACAAGATTAGGATATAAAAACCCATCAACTGGAGAATTTGTTGATGGTCTTATGCAAATGTTTGGATTCAAGACTCCACAAAGCCTTAATGCATATTTAATTGAATTGGTAAAAAGTGGTATTATTTTAGATAAAGATACTGCTATTTCTAAAAAAGAAAAACCAGAAAGTACGGGTCAACGTGGTAGAAAAGTTAGTGATACAAGTAGAGCAGGTATAGTTAGAACTTTATTTCAAAACTTTAAAGACAACGCTGATTACGAACCATCAGAAGAGGATATAACTTATAACTTACCTAAAGGTCTTGGTACTGAAAAACTTGATGCTAAAGACGTAGAAAAAATTAAAGGTTCAGCTTTAGGTACTATTAAACGCGGTCGTCCTAAAACAAAAACTGATGATTTAGATGATGTTAAAAACGCTATGAAAGAATCACTTAGTGAACAATTTCGTAGAATGCACAAGTTAGCAGGTTTGTAATTTTAGTCTAAAAAGTTTTGCTTTTTAAAAAACATTAAGTATATTTAAAATAAAAGTTATGGAAAATATAAACCCAGTAAAGCGTTTTAAATCGCCTGACGGTACCGTTCGCTATATCAAGGACGGTAAATTACACAATTCTGAAGGCCCAGCATTAATTCATCCTGATGGAAAGGAAGAATATTATTTAAATGGTATTTTTTATACTAAAGATGGTTTTAAACAAGTTAAAAAAGACAGCGTTGGCTTACCTTGGTACAAGTCAGGTGTTGCTAAAATGAGACATTAATATGAAAATAGGTTTTTGTGGAACAGTAAGTGTAGGAAAAACTACACTGGTAAATGCTTTAAGAGATTTACCTGAATTTAAAGACTATAAGTTTGCAACAGAACGTTCTAAGTATTTAAGAGATTTAGGTATTCCATTAAATACTGATAGTACATTAAAAGGTCAAACTATATTTTTAGCAGAGCGTTGTAGTGAATTAATTAGCGAAAATATTATTACTGATCGTACTGTTATAGATGTATTAGCGTTTACATTAAATGCTGAATCTATTGATAAACCAGATAAAATAGCATTTGAATATTATGCTTCTAGATTCATACCAGAATATGATTGGATATTTTATGTAAGCCCTGCTGGAGTAGATATTGAAGATAATAATGTACGTACTACTAATGCAGATTATAGAGATCAAATAGATAATACTATTAAATATCTATGTTCTAGTAATTTACAGTATATTAATAATTTTGGAATTATTTCAGGTACTAACGAAGATAGATTAGGACAAATAAAATCTTATTTAAATTTGTAATATTTATAACTAAAATTACTCAATGAAACGTAAAGATTTAACAGCATACATTCGTGAAGAAATTATTAATGAGTTAACTCCTGCTGAGCAAAACGCTAAAAATATTAAAAGAGCTAACGCTACAAAAGATATAACTAATTTAACTAAAAAACTTTCAATTGAAAAAGATCCTAAACATAAGCAGGAAGTACAAGCTGATTTAGTAGTAGCTAAAGAAAAATTAGCAGCTGCTAACAGCATGACTGAAATATATCTTGATGAAATGGCTAATATAGCCAGTATAGTTAAAATTCAAGATGCTAATAAGTTTGCTTTAGCTAAAGAAATATATACTGGAGGTAGAACAGCAGCTATATTATCTGCTTTAGAAGAAGTAGGGGATGAAGGTATAACTCCTCAAGCATTAGCTGAAAAAATAGGAGCAAAAGCTAGTAACGAAATTAATCTTATCCTTAATAATCTTAGAGCAGCTGGTGTTATTAGTGGTAAAAGAGATAAATTAGTTAAACCAGAAAAAGGTGCTAAAGAAGAAGAACCTGAGATTAAAGAACCAGAAACAGATGGGGATGATTGGGAAAGCTCAGAGTCAGAAGATGATTGGGAAAACGAACCAGAAGAGGAAGAAACATCTGAAGAAGAACCAGAAGAGGAAGAAACACCTGAAGAAGAACCAGTAGCTACTACTAAAGCTTCTGATGATTTAGGAAAATGGGTAGATGAATTAGCTAAACTTAATGCTAAAAAAGATGATTTAGTTAAAAAATTAAAAGCTAAAGAAATTACTATGGATCAATATAAGGAAATGATCGGTAATATTCCTACACAAATCAAAGCTTTACAAGCCAAAATTGATCGTATATAATGTCGCAAGACTTAAAACAAATAATAAAAGAAGAATACATAAAGTGCGCTCAAGATCCGGCGCACTTTATGCGTAAATACTGCTATATACAGCATCCACAAAGAGGTAGAATCATATTTAATCTCTATCCCTTCCAGGCTAAAGTATTAACGTTATGGAGAGACAATCCATATTCTATAGTTCTTAAATCTCGTCAGTTAGGTATTTCAACTTTATCAGCAGGGTATTCTTTATGGTTAATGTTATTCCATAAAGACAAAAACGTGTTATGTTTAGCTACCAAGCAGGAAACAGCTAAAAACATGGTAACGAAAGTTAAATTCATGTTTGAAAATTTACCCACTTGGCTTAAAGTACCTGCAGACGAAAACAATAAATTAACATTACGATTAAGTAATGGATCCCAAATAAAAGCAGTATCAGCAGCATCAGATGCAGGTCGATCAGAAGCAGTATCACTTTTATTAGTGGATGAGGCTGCCTTTATTGAAAATATAGATCACATTTGGGCATCTGCTCAACAAACCTTAGCTACTGGTGGTGGTGCAATTGTATTATCAACTCCATTTGGTACAGGTAACTGGTTTCATCAAACCTGGGTATCAGCAGAAGCACAAAATAATGATTTTTTACCTATTAAATTACCATGGTATGTTCATCCTGAACGAGATGAAGCATGGAGAAAACGTCAAAACGAATTATTAGGTGATCCAAGATTAGCAGCACAAGAATGTGATTGTGATTTTACAACCTCAGGCGATGTTGTTTACTACCCAGAACATATAGAATACTATTTAACTACTTATGTTACAGAACCTGTAGAACGTAGAGGAGTAGATAGAAATTTATGGGTTTGGGAATCACCTGATTATACAAGAAATTATATAGTAGTAGCCGACGTTGCTAGAGGTGATAGTAAAGACTATTCTGCTTTTCACGTGTTCGATCTTGAAACAAACGCTCAAGTAGCTGAATATAGAGGTCAATTACCACCTAAAGAATTTGGTTATATGCTTACAGGCATAGCAACCGAATATAATCAAGCATTATTAGTAGTTGAAAATGCAAACATTGGTTGGTCAACAATAGATGCTATTATAGAACGTGGATATACTAATTTATACTATTCACCTAAGAGTGACTCACCCACTTCTGATTCATATTTTAACAAATATGAAGATATAACTAAAATGACTCCTGGTTTTACTATGTCATTAAGGACTCGTCCTTTAGTAATAAATAAAGGTAGAGAATTTTTTGGTGATCGTAGTGTAATCATTAGATCAAAACGTTTAATTGAAGAAATGAAAGTGTTTATTTGGAAAAATGGTAGAGCAGAAGCACAGAGCGGATACAATGATGATTTAGTAATGTCATTTAGTACAGCAATGTATATTAGAGATACTGCTTTAAAGAACAAAGCACAAGGAATCGAATTAACTAAAGCAACATTAAATAATATATCAAGACCTTCTTCATATCAAGGAGCATATTTTTCCTCAGGTACAGATAATCCATACCATATGCATACTCCTGATGGGCAGGAAGACATTAGATGGTTATTTTAAAAAATAAATTATGGCAGATACAAGTATTTTTACAAGACTAAAACGATTATTTTCAACTGATGTTATCATTCGTAATGAAGGTGGTAACCAGCTTAAAGTAATGGATGTTGATTCAATTCAAAGAAGTGGTGAATATAAAACTAATTCTTTAGCAGATAGATATAGTAGAATATATTCAACTAATGCTACCTCACTTTATGGTCAACAGTTAAACGTTAATTATCAATATTTAAGAGCCCAATTATACTCAGATTATGATGTAATGGATAACGATGCTATTGTAGCATCTGCTTTAGATATCATCTCAGATGAATGTTCATTAAAAAACGAAATGGGTGAAGTACTCCAGATCAGAAGCTCAGATGATGATGTTCAAAAAATATTATATAATTTATTTTATGATATATTAAACATTGAATTCAATCTTTGGTCTTGGACTCGCCAAATGTGCAAATATGGTGATTTCTTTTTAAAATTAGAAATTTCAGAAAAATTCGGAGTATATAACGTTATTCCATATACCGCATATCATATTATGCGCCAAGAAAGTTATGATGATAAAAACCCAACAGCAGTAAGATTTAGATTTAGTCCTGATGGTTACGTAGGAGGTACTGGACAATATACTGTCCCTAATTTAGGAAACGCAGATAATTCTCCAGGTATATACTTTGATAACTACGAAATGGCACACTTCCGTTTATTAACGGATGTTAACTATTTACCTTATGGTCGTTCATATATTGAACCAGCTCGTAAATTATTCAAACAATACACGTTAATGGAAGACGCTATGTTAATTCATAGAATATCTCGTGCTCCAGAAAAACGTATATTTTATGTCAATGTGGGTGCTATTCCTCCTAATGAAGTAGAAAACTTCATGAAGAAGACAATCAGCACAATGAAAAAAACACCTTATATGGATCCACAAACTGGTGAATATAACTTAAAATATAACATGCAAAACATGTTAGAAGATTTTTATATTCCTGTTCGAGGAAACGATCAAACAACTAAGATAGAAACGACTAAAGGTTTAGAGTACAATGGTATAGAAGACGTAGTCTATTTAAGAGATAAGTTATTTGCCGCCCTTAAAGTACCCAAAGCGTTTATGGGCTACGAAAAAGATTTAACTGGTAAAGCAACACTAGCAGCAGAAGATATTCGTTTTGCTCGTACGATTGATAGATTACAACGTATTTTATTATCTGAATTATATAAAATTGCTTTAGTACATTTATATACTCAAGGATATAGAAACGAAACATTAACCAATTTTGAATTATCATTAACAACACCTTCAATCATTTATGATCAAGAACGTATTGCTTTAATGAAAGAGAAAGTTGAGTTAGCCAAAAACATTATGGAAGCTCAATTATTACCTACAGATTGGATTTATCATAATGTATTCCACTTTAGTGAAGATCAATTTGATGAATACAGAGATCTTATTTTACAAGATGCTAAACGTAAATTTAGATTAGGTCAAATAACTGAAGAAGGCAATGATCCACTTGAAACAGGCAAATCATACGGTACACCACACGATTTAGCAGCACTATATGGTAAAGGTAGAATGATATCAGATCCTGCTAATGTACCTGCAGGGTATGGGGATGATGTAACTTTAGGTAGACCTAAGGAAAAAGTAAGTAATATTAATACTCAACAAAATGTTTTTGGTAAAGATAGATTAGGTAGAACAGCTATGAAAAAAGATGATGATATGGCTGGTTTATCTAAACAATTAAATGAAAATACTTATTTAAAAAATAAGCAGTTTGTTAATGAAATGGAAAAAAAGTTAGTTTTCCAAACAGATAAACTAAAAGAATCATTACTTGACGAAAATAAGTTGCGAGATTAAAACTTCCTCATATATTTATAACAAAAATATAACTTTAGATGTTAATAAAACATTCAAAATTTAAGAATACTGGCATTCTTTTTGAATTATTAGTTAGGCAAATAACATCAGATACACTATCTGGTAAAAATTCAGAAGCCACCAATATTCTTAAAAAATACTTTAGCAAAACAGAATTAGGTAGAGAATATAAGTTATACGATAGTTTACTTAAGCGCACCAATTTAACCGAAGGTAAAGCAGAAGTTATTATTAACACAATTTTAGAAAGTTCTAAACATTTAAATCGTTCTACACTTAAGAGACAAAAGTATAATTTAATCAAAGAAATTAAAAAATATTATAATTTAGAAGATTTCTTTAAAACTAAATTACCTTATTATAAGGCACAAGCCGCTATATATACTTTAATTGAAACATATAATAGTGGTAAAAACATAAACCATGAACAAGCTATATCTAATAAATTAGCTATTATGGAACATTTAACTTTAAAATCAGTTAAAACTAAAGAAAATACTGATGAAGTATTAAATGAGTTTAATTCTTATGATAAGGATACTCGTATATTAACGTATAAAATATTATTAAACAAATTTAACGATAAGTATTCAAATTTTAGTAATAGTAAAAAATCGATTCTTAAAGAATTTATTAATAGCGTAGATAATACCAATAAACTTAAAGAATTTTATAATACTAAAATTAACGAGATCAAATCCGATCTTCTTAAGTTAAATAAAACAACCACCAATCCTGTTACTAAAATTAAAATTAATGAAGTAACAACGTTATTGACTGAATTAAATAAAAACGATAAAGTATCTAATGATAATGTAGTTAATTTATTACAATATTGTGATTTACTAGAAGAACTTTACTCAATCAATGGCAGAAAATAAATCAAATATTAGTGGTTTTAAAACAACTCAAACTGATGTAGATCCGGAAACTGGAACTATATCTTGGGATGTTACTTATAAACCCAATTTTGGTCTTATATATAAGGCGTTTAAAGATCTTAATAAAGAATTTAAAAAATTTCTTGAATTTAAAGAAACATCATCCGATATAGAATTTAAAAAAGTATATAACGGATTTAATTTTGTATGGAATTCTTTTAGAACCCACGTACGTAAAAACTACCCAGGAGAATATAAAAAATTAAAAGCACTTGATGAGGCTAGACTTAAAGAACTTGTTCAAAAGCATTTAGAAGAAATGAGCGCTACAGGATCTGGCCCCGGAGCAGGCTCATTTACCCCAGGTTCAGGCGCTCAATATGCTACACCATATGCTTTTAATCCAAATAA